TGGTCACTTCAACCCATCCAATCTGAGCCATGTCTGACGCACTCACTTCGTAGTGGTCTTTCATGATGATGGGAGAGGTCTCGAAGAACTCATCATTAGCCTCAAGGCTACCAACCATGCCGGTAGTTCCTTTCTTGAACTCTGATCCGTAGATCTGAACAGTACAAGCAACAGCAGAGGCAAAAACCTGACCGCCAGCTTCGTAATAAGCCACGTCAAAGGTTCCTGCAGAAGTGTCAACGGCGGTCACAATGCCCTTGTTTGCGCCAGTTCCATTGTTGGCGGTAATCACCACCGTTTGACCAACGCGAATACCAATGCCCCCCGCGCCTCCGAGAAGCGGCTGAGAAGATGGGTCTAGCACGTCACCTACGGTAATGGTAGCCGTTGGATCGGTAGCACTTCCGTCGCTGGTGCAATTCACATACTTGATGTGCAAACGACCTTGCTCTGTCCAGATAATCTTATCTGAAGAACTGGGCATTTCTGCACTTGTCATACGCATGAAAGACGCGATGCTGCGGTTTCCATAGCGCTCAAACTCCTTTTCAAAGGTGTCTGGCAAATACTGATTCAAGAAGTTGAAGTCAGTAATGTAATTCGTGGGCAATGCCACTTGTTGTGCCGACGGTTGTAGCTGGTATGTCGGCGAGTTTAGTAAGGACATAGTTTTATCCTTTTAGGGTTAGTTCTTTGCTTTTACCTTGAAGGAACCATCTCCTCCAGGTGTTTCGACAGCACGAACAGAAAAACCATTTGAACCGGCTACTTGCCTGGCCTGACCTGGGGACATATCAATGTTCTTGATATTCCTCATGTTCTTTTCCACGGCGTCCGCCACTCCCTGATCGTAAAAGAACTTGGCCAACTTGTCTGGGTTCAGGGCTGCTGAAAGCGACTTGTGATAACCCGCTGCGTCCTTTATCATTCCGTTCTCATCCAAGAACTTCGATACAAAAGACGAGGTGTCAGTCTGTAGCTTTTTAACATCCTCTGCATTCCCAGGGGAAAACAAGACTTTTTTATCCCCCACTTGAAATTCAAAACCTTTGAAATCCTGTGAGAAAACTTCATCTGTCTTCTGGGTAAAGACCTCCCTTTTACGCTCAATGGCCTCTGTCTCTGTTTTCGCACTCTCGACATATTGCTTGTAAGCCTCATACTGCTCCTTTTCAGCTTCAGGAATAGAAACTCCGGACGACTCGCCCTTTGTTCCATACTTTTCCTTATTCTGATCGAACCACTCTTTGGCTTTTGCAATCACTTTCTTTTTCTTGAGCTTGACCTTTTTGATATGATCATCATCATCAATGTCTTCGTCATAGGAAAACTCATCCATCATGACTTGGACGTCTTCAGCATCAAGCCCCTTTTCGGTAGCTAGTAGATACTGTGACAATCGCTCGTCTTCCGACTTGTCCTCAAAACTCTCTTGGAAAGCCAAGAAATCTCGATAACTGCGTCCGGTTTCTTTCCTGTACTCAAGGTATTTAGAAACATCTTCAGGAAGCTCTGGCTCCTTGATGATTTCCTTTGGTGTAAGGATCTCATCAATGGAGGAGTATTCCTGATTTTTTTGAGCCTTAATAAATTCAAGAACGTCTTTCTCTGTAACGCTTTTTTCAGGCGGCGCCTCATCGGTCTTTGTTTCGACCCCTTCTTTTCCCGCTTCTTCCTTTTGAGCTTCTGTCAAAACCTTCTCCTCTCTTTCGGCGGCGCTGGTCTCTTTTGTCGAGACTTCTTTTACAGTGATTTCCATTTGGTTTCGTTTATTGCAAATTTAACTACCTAGGTGAAAACGATTCAAGACCAAATCCATCTAGACTATCTTCTTCTGACTCAAATTTCATTGGAGGAAGGTTGTTTTTTCTCTGATTTATTAACTGAGACTGTTGAGTATTCTGCTCAGCTATCCTCTTAGACTTTGCTTTTTCCTTCTCCTTTTCCCTTTCACTGAGCTTGCTTTGATCAATGCCTCTTAGTTCCATGTTGTACAAGAACTCTCGATGCATCAATCGCTCTTTAAGGGAGGCTTCTGCATTCATTTTTTGAATTTCAAATGCAATTTCTGCTTGCTTCACCTTCATCTTACCCATGGCCTCGGCATTTATCTTGTCAATAGCCGATTTAGCCGCCATTTGCTGGGACATCTGATTTTGTTGACCAACCAAAGCATCTCTTTGCATCTGCATCTTTTGGTCATTTTCCTGCTTCTTGATCCGCTTGATCTTCAGGAGCTGGTTCGCCAGCTTAACATTGTCGATCTCGCGCACATCAATAGCGTCTTCCAAATGAATGTCTCCTTTAGACAGGGCCATCTGAATGTTTTCCTCCAGCTTGTTCTTCTCCTCTTCATCCGGAGCCATCTGGATATCTATCCCAAAATCATACAGGTAGAGGTCTTTTATCTCGTCAATTATCGAAGTATTATATGCACCGACCTTGTTAATAAAATTATCCCTCATTTCATCAGAATACTCAAGCAAATCTGATATTCTGAGTGATACAGCCTGACAAATCTTCTTAAAAACGTAAAGGGTTGAGTCGAGAATGTGTCTTGTTGCAGTGTTTGAATTAAGGGCAGCAAGCTTCTGAAGACCAACGAGCGCCCTAGGGTCTGGTGTAGACCCATCTCTAGCTTCGTTCAATCCTGTTACCGTTCGTATTGAGTCGAGGTAATGGTTGTAGGCCGCAATTAGTGTTTGAAGCTTAGAGCCCCCAGAGTTCTTTGACAACTCTTGAATAGGTATTCTAGCATTGTTAAAGTCACCGTCAGTTGTGTAACTCCTTCCAACAACACTACCTGTTTGAAAATAAAGGCGAAGAGCATCCTCTGGGTTGTAATTGCCTCCATTCCCTAAGTCCACACCATTCAGACCATCTGCATCCAAGAAGACACCGTCTGGAACCATTCTCTGAATCACTTGCTGTATCTTCAAGTGAGTAACCTGAATAAGGTCTGCAAACGGCTTCATTCTACGAACCAAGCTTTCTGTAACACCCTTGTACATTCTTGGAGCGCAGCCAACAACCGGAGAGATTGCGTATTGCGCCGCAGACTTAGGTCTGGCCATATTCTTGGCGAGTTCCCACTTGAGGAGTATCTGAGTTCCCAAAACCATAACCCCCTCATACCAAACGTCAATGATCTTCTCTATCTTTTCAAACCTTCCTGTTGCTAGATCTTCCTCAGTGGGGTTGAAGTCATCATCTCTTTCAACAACCCTTACACCCCCGTCATCAAGCATTTTCTTCTTGTACACCACCCTTCTAGTGGTCTTGTACCAATAACGAAGGATGTTGCAGGTGTCCTCAGAAAAAATACCGTCTATGTATCTAGCGGAATCATGGTAGTTGTTCCACTGTTTGGAAGCATCCGTAATCTCCTTGAGCTGCTCTTTGGTTATGTCCGGATTTATCTTGTACACCTCGCTTATGGGGATCGTTTTCACATTGCCCCAGTAGAAGCAATCTCTGAAATACGGATCTTCCGTGTAGCTGTGAATGACCTCAGCCGGATCTAGTCGAGAAACCTTTATGCCAGCCCCCTTTTGGAACTCATGACAAGCAAAGGAGACTCCCAAAACCACCTGATCATAATCGAGCTCTTTTCTGAGCTCAAGGAAATCATTCTCGTTGAGAACCGTGGTTAAGGAAACCTCTTCAGCAATTTCAATTGACGGCTTGAAGTGAAGCTGCATGTGCAAAGACAGTTGCTCATCATTCTCCGGAAGATCTTCAGGGTTCATTGTAAACGGGTTGAATCCCGTTTTGTCCTGTACAATGGATAGCACATCTTTGGCGGCCATCTGACCCTCAATCATTCTTTGGTACCGGCTCCTGTTACTTTGAGACATCGCGTCTTGCGCGTTGGCCTTCACCTTGAACATCCTGTTCGACATTCCGTTGACCACAATGTCCACAAACTTGGGTATAACCGGCACTATTGACCAGTCCATGTTTAAGTAAGACAGGTCACCATCAACAGAAAGTTCTTCTTTGTACTTCTGGGTAGACTGCTCTCCACGAGCGTAAAGCCTCAAAGTAGTGTAAGTGTTTAGCCTTGAGTAGTAACTAGATGACGATCTGCCATCCCTGGAAAACCACTCATACTGAATAGCCTCCCCAACCTCAAGTCCGGTTTCCAGGCTATCCTTTTCCGAATTAGATAAAAGTACACTCGGAAAAACCTGCTTACGAATCTGAAAATCTTTATCCATGTTGTTCGCGCCTATTCAGTACACTCCTTGAACCAGTGTTGTTATATCGAGCAAATTTAACTGTTATTTTACTGGGTTTCTCTTGAGCGGGAAGATAAAGATTTCTCTGACAGGCCATTATAGCCAGTCCTGAACTTATTGACGCATCGTGCTTTGTTCTGTCGCTTATATTAAACCTTGCCCAGTCTTCAAGAGTTCTGTTGAAAGGCATGTCGCCCATTTCGTCAGGATCTCTATATCTACCCTCTCGATCGTAACCAACATACTTCTCAATATAAGACTGTATGGCAGAGGCGTGTGTCTGAATTATGTCCTCAGAATTACTTGGTATACCGCCTATCTCTCGCTCTGTTACAGACAACTTGTTGTAATGCTTGTCTGGCCTGTTCATAGAGAAGCCTCTGTACCCCCTGTTTTTTATGTGATACAAGAGTCGCGCCTTGTTGTTTTCAGCCAGCATCGGCATACCATAAAACACAATGGCCATAAGCACATCCTCGAAGAATATCTCGGCCAATGGTGGTCGTGCTATGTACTCAAGGAAAAAGTGATTGACCGGCCCTTTATCCATGTGGAAGGCTGTCAGGCCATGAAGTGATCCGTTTGAAAAACCCCCGCTTACTACCCCAGATATGTCGTATGGATCACACCCAAAGGCTCCCATGTGTTCATTGCCTGGGTATTTAATACCATTTCTTGTCACGACACTATTTC